ATCTGTGTATTCCGCGACTTTCCACACATCTCCTTGTGCATCTGCAAAATATTCATCTTCCATTCCGTCACTTACAAATCCAAAGGGAGCCATGTCTTGTTCGATAGATTCTCTTTGATCATCATATATCCTTTGTCTTACATCATTATCATGCATCTCTTTGAAATATTGTTGCATAGCTGCCCATGCAAATATTACTAGACACATAGCAAGATCATCATTACATCCTTCTTCTGCAGCAAATGATTGACCTTTTTGAATAAACGTAGTTAGTTCTGCAATAGTGTCATAGTCAGGAATCATAAGTTTATCTTCTTCAAGTAATGCTTTTAAGTTTGAACATCCAACTTGTTTCACAGCAGTTGACATCTTTACACCCAACTGTGTTTTCTTACCAGAAAATCCTTGACCTAATTGTTGACCTGCTCTACCACGCATAGCAACCATCAATAAATTTTCATATTCTAAATCAAATTGAATTATATCCGCAACTTGACCTCCAATATCATTTACTTCACATATAACATATGCCATATTATAATTTTTTGCTACATCAATTATTATGTTTGGGAGAACAATAGGTTTAACTTCATTGTTTCTATAACGTGCTACCATTTTATATGGTAATGTAGTTGTGTCAAATACCACAAATGCGGAATAATCATTTCCTATACCTCTTGCAACGTCAACACTCATTATATAATTATGATTCTCTTGAACGTTTTCAAATACTGCTAAACCTTTCTTTTGCATGATAGGTTCATCATAAGGCATTACTCTTAATTTAGAAGGTGCTATCAAAGTATCAACAGATCCTAAGAACTCACATTCAAACTCAACTCTAAACTGTTGCTCTGATGTGTTCTTGATAGTTTGTTCTTTCCATACTTCATCACGACCTGGTACTTCAGACCAGTGAACTTCAGTTGGGACATATTCATTAGTTCCACGCTCTGCATCATGCCAGAGTTTGTAGAACATATTCATTCCGTGAGGAGTAGATATGATAATAACTTTTGTAGACTTACCTGAGGAGATAGTTGGATAAACAGAACTAAAAAACTGATCAGCGATATGATTTGGAATGAACGCGAATTCATCCAAAAATATAATGTTAAACGACATACCCCTAACAGCAGAAGCAGAAGTAGATGCAGCCATGATCTTACTTCCATTCTCCAATTCCAATGATCCTCTGTTCCATTGGAGGATTCCTTGTTGGAGGTATTTGGGGAGACTTTCATAACTTAGTTGTAAACGTTGTAGCATTTCACGAGCAGTCGCTGCTTTGTTTGCAAGGATTGCTACGTTAACATTAGGATTGAATAGAACATACCATAAAAGATATGAGGTAACAATAGTTGATTTACCAGACTGTCTTGGTAGTTTTGCTATATTAAATCTATAGTCATGGAACTTTGATACCATCTCTTCTTGGAAATGATACATGTCAAACGGAATCAAACCTTTGTCTAGAGATACTATCTTAATATAATTCCTGATAAAATACACAGGATCTTCAGAACACTTCAGTACTTCCTTAACTTGTTTCTTAGTAAATTTCTGAGAAACATTTGCTTTTTTTAAATTAGGATTACCTAAGTATTGCTCAGTGCTTGCCATTTTGGTTTGTCAAATAAAACGTCATTGATGTATTCGTCTGCCCATTCGGGATCGAACCATTGACTAAGGACTGCTTTAGTCTTTGTATTCTTCCTTTGGGAAGTGCAATACCAACACTGGTCATCAATCCTTTTCATAGTATTTATCCATTGCATATCGAAGACAGCGTTTTCTACTATACCTCTATAGAGGTTAAGGGTATCTTTAATCATATCCAAATACATTTGTTTTTCCTTTTCAGTCTTGATACGAACGAACTTACACCCTTCTGAAAATATCTCTTCACCCCATTGTGGTAAAATTCTATCCTCTTCAAAATTATACTTAAATGATATATCTTTGAATAGTTCCATTAATCTCTCCGTGCCACACACAGGTGATAAATCTATGATTGCAGCAGTAATTACTTTTGGTGTTTCTACAATATCGGCACCAAAAATGGGTATAGGATAATCTACTGAAGGATACAATACACAATGCATCACTTCTATATTATCCGTATACCCAGTTTCTAAATGCATCTTTCTCAGTTTTTTACTCTGATGCATTTCATTCATTATGAATACTTTATCGTTCTCAACAATAGGATATTTGTTCTCCATAGACTTGACATCTGGAAAACTCCTTAATTCTTTTCTAATATAATTAGATACTTCAGCCGTCAGACTTGTCACTTTTTCTCATAAAGTATTTTTGAATAACTTCAATTTGATCTTGATACTTAGCGATCATGTTTAGTTCTTCTTCGATTGCTTCTACAACGTTTGAGTGCTCACCAATACCAACAGGGTTTGTAAGATAAACTTCAACATTTGCTTTGTGTTTTGCAATATCTCCTTGTGCATGTGCTAGTAGTGCTTTAAGTAGTTGTTCTCTCATTACAGTAAAATTGCTCCAATAATAAATCCTTTAGCGAATGAAATACACAGCATTTTGTAATCTGATAATTCAAACCTGTCTTGAAACTTTTTGATAAGTCTCTTATCCCATTCAACAAATTTGTCGAAATACTTTTTCATTTAACCCTCGTTTAGTGTTCCAAATGATCTTCTTATTTCACGGAGTGCTTCAAGATTCATATCTTTCGTACCTCCATCATAAGCATGAGCATACCCCTCGGTAATCATTTGCTCATTAAGGGACACATTTGAGTCCCCGACGTAAAGCCAACCGAGTAAGCGACCATACTTACCGACACCACCAACAAGTTCAGTCCTAATAGACAACTCATCATCACCAGCGATAGTTGACTCCAACTTCTCTTTGAGCCAGTTTGTTGCATCAATTCCAAGAGCTTTCTCCTCTAAATTTCGAGTTCTTTTCTCAGGTGTATCAACACCAGCGACACGTACCCGTTCCTTTTTATATAGATCAAATCCTAGATCGATTGTAACATCTATTGTGTCACCATCAAGTACTCGGTTGATCTCTGTTATTCGGAAGTTGTAACAACTCTTTCTGTTCGGGGGTATCATTGCTCCCATCGCTCATCTCCAAAAATGACATACGAAGTATATAGTAGATATACCACGACACTATTATTACAAGTATCGCAACCATCCATACTACTCCCCAGACAACCATTATTCTTCTTTAATAACGTATTCTGATGAATGTTCCGTCAGAAGTCCTGGTAGATCTTCTTTTGCTTGCTTAATAGCATTGTATGCATCATCTGCATACTCACAAATTTCATAATGATTATTGAGGTTATCGTGATAACCTACGGTATAATGGGACATGATAGTTTCAACTCCATTTACCCTATTATTTATTTGGGTTATGGTCTTTCATACCGCCATGGTTACCATCTCCTGGCAATTTACCGTAAGCAACATATTCGATTGCTTGCATAGAACCTTCGAGTCTAGTTAGATCTCTTTCTAACTTTACATACTCATCATATGCTGCTTGAAGTTCTTGCTTTCTCTGAGACAACTGTATAGTACGTTTAGTAAAACGTTGAATGAGTTGTTCAGAAGATTCAACTGTTTTCATTCCTTTCATAATTAATCATCTAGATCTTTTAGTTTTTTCTCGACCCAATGGTCTTCATTGTTTATTCCAGCTGCTTTTACATATCTCATAATATGATCATCAATTTGATGAAAGATTGGATGTAAATCCAAATCCATATTAATATCATGAGCAATGTCTGCTACTTGGGATTCTGTTAAACAGTGGTCTGGATGTAACAGATCACAAGTTGGAATTCTTTGTTCAATTAATTCATTGAGATTAAGTCTAATCTCATAGTCACGATAGACTGGCATTTTCAAACTCCTTGATAAGGGAATCGTATTTTCTAAACATTTTATCACCTGCGATATAGCATCGCTGACGCTTCCATAAAGCCTCTATGATTAATTTATAATCATCTTTGGTGAATGTTTCGGTTGTCATCTGATAAGCTCCATTGCTTGAGATAGTTCTTGAGCGTGTTTGACCTCATCATCTCTTATTCTAATGATGTCTTGATCATCTGGATGGTTTGTCAGGTATTTCTCATATGTTTCGGCAGC